GGAAAAAAATTACTTGGTGTTAGGGGTAGATATTTATCTTATGATTTTTATCTTCCAGAATATAATCTACTGATAGAATATCAAGGAAAACAACATAAACAACCAATTAAATATTTTGGTGGAGAAGAAATGTTTAAAAAACAAAAGGAACATGATAGAAGAAAAAGGGAATATGCATTTCGACATAATATTAAATTGTTAGAAATTTGGTATTATGAAAATATTGAAGATAAATTAAAAAAAAACTTAAATTTAGAAACCGTAACGACTACAGGATGCTAGTGGTGACACTAACATTGAAGTTATCAATATTATTACTCATATAATATTAATATATAGTCTGGACTGCGAATATAATATAATGAAATCGCAGAGGTAAGATTAACGTCTTATCCGCTATACTTAAAAATAGGTATAGTCATAAAAGTAACAGTCGTGGAGATGGGAAAGCGATACAAAGGCAATTAAAGATGCTCAAGAAGCACTTGATAAGTTTAACCAGGAAAGAGAAATTAATGATTTAGAAAAACAAAAAGATGCAGCTGTCAAGGCTATTGATGAACAAATTAAAGGTTGGGAGAAATACAAAAAATCTTGGACAGATGTTGCAGATGATTATGAAAAGCAACAAGAGAGAATAAAATTAGCACAAACATTAGGTGCACAAACAGAAAATGAAATCTTACAAAAAAGGATTGAAGCAGTAGAAAGATATAGGAATGCATATCTAGCTACAATGATGGAGATTTCAAGATTAGAAAATACACCATCTGATAGGCTAAGTGGTTATAGCACACCATCTGTTGCAACAAGCTCTGGTGCTCCAATAGCTCCATCTGGTGGTTCTTCTAGCCGAACATATACAGTTCAACGTGGTGATACACTAAGTGGAATTGCAGCAAGATATGGTACAAGTTGGCATAATATTTATAATGCTAATAGAGGTATTATTGGTGGTAATCCAAATTTAATTAGACCTGGTCAAAATTTAACTATACCAGGATTTGCTACTGGTGGTGAGGTTGATTATACAGGTTTAGCAATGCTTCATGGAACTAAGTCTAGACCAGAATATGTGTTAAATAACGACCAAATGAGAAATATGTTGTCTAATTTAACTAGACCACAAACATCAAGTAATATTAATACAAGTAGTAACTCTGTACACAATTATAATTTTGGTAATATATCTTTACCAAATGTTCGTAATGCACAACAATTTGTCACAGAATTAAAATCTTTAGTTAATATTACAAGACATCAATAAAAAAAATAGGGTGCCAATACATTATTGGCATTCCTATTAAAAAAAAGAGAACGTTTAATAAAAGATATAGAATTTTAACAGAAAGGTTAGGTGATTAAATTGTTGTATCAACCACGTAATGTTGAACCATCATCAACTTCTATAGATGGATTAAAAGACAATAAATTTACAATGGAAGTACAAACAAATTCATATATTTCAGCATATCAATTATATATTGTAGATTTTGACAATAAGACTATTTACAATGGGTCTAAAGTAACACTAACTAATAAATTATATAATGGTGATATATTAACAATTCCTGTTAATGCTAGTGATGTAAGATTAAGCAATGGTGCTAACTATAAATGGCATGTGAGATTATATCAACCAACTGCTGATATGTTAATTACTTATGGTTTAGTACAAGCTGCTGGTTCAACTACAGATATCCACTTACAACCAAATATTAATATTAAAGTTGGTATGTCTTTAATAATTAATAGTCAGACTAGAGTAATATCAGCTTATAATTTAAATACAGGTGTTGCTACAGTTGCTAGTCCATTCTCTGTTAGTCCAAGTGTCGGAACAAAGTACAATGTTTGTTCTGATTTTATAGAAACAATACCAGATTATATTGTATATGCTAGACAGACACCAGTTGTAGCTATTAACAATGTACCATCTCAATTAACATTGAAATATCACACATTTCAAGGTGAATATATGCAAACAGATAATATTCCTATTGTATATCATCAATTTGACATTTATAAAGATGATGACAATGGTAATAAGGTTTTAGTGAAAACAACTGGTAGAGTTTATTCTGCTAATTTAGAGTATACATATGATGGGTTTAGAACTGGTAGTAAATATTATATAAGAATGACAGTTGAAAATGATATGGGAACTATATCAACAACTGAACTATATTCATTTGATGTTAACTATGGAATTGTTGAATATTTGCAACAGCCAAAAGCAGTTTTTGATAGTAAACAAAATGCTATTAAGGTTACTTGGGTTACACCAATTGAACATGATATGGCGTATAAAAGTGGTAATGGTGGAATACGATACCTTTATAATACACCATATAACAATTCAAACTCTTTATATACTGATGACTACTCAATTACTTGGGCTACATCAGATGGTTTATGTGTATTACCAGATGATTTTAATATTACATTTCAATTTAGCCCAGATGGTAATTTTTATTATAATGATAATGGTGAATATACAGAAGTTGTAGAATTAGTTTCTGCCTTTACAGATGGTGCAGGTACTAATGGTAACTTTAATATTAAAATAGATAAAAATACATTAATATTTGAACAAAAGCCTAATACTAGTTTAACACTACCATTTTATTTAAATACAGTACAAACTTTTGTTTTATCTTCTACTGGTATTGCACAAATTAATGCCGACTATGTTTGGGATGATAATGCGACTTGGAATGATACTTACATTTGGACAGAAGGTGGTACGTCACTTGAACGTATTTGTAATCATTGGTGGAAAGTTCAAATAACAAAAAGGGGAATAAGGATAGAAGAAATATTCCCAACAGCATAAAAAGGAGGATGAAATATGTTATTAACAAAATTTACAGTACATAATAACGTAAAATTAGACTTCTTTCACTTAGAGGAGGTTTCATCTGCTAATGAAAATGTATTTAGTAATACTAAGTATAAGCCAACATTGAATAATTCTTCACGTTTCTTAGTAACGTTTGATGATGCCACTACCACATCTCAAGGTATTGCCAATATTGCTTTAGGATATAATTTCTCTGTATATCGTGAAATTAAAGATACAAATCAATTAGTTTATGTTACTAAACTTGGTGATGGTGATTTATCTATTACAGATTATAATGTTGTAAATGATACAAATTATAAATATTATATTTTTAAAGAAGATGATAGAGCTATTTCAGAAGCAGTAATGTCAAATAATGTAAAGACATGTTGGTGGGATTGGTCTTTAACTAATATAGTTCCAGATACAAATCAAAATGGTTTATATTATGCAACAGGTGATATTTGGAAGTTTAATTTAAATATAGCAAGTGCTGCAAGAACACAAACATTAAATAATACAGTATACAATAACCTTACACGTTTTCCAAAAGTATCCTCTGGAAAATTAAATTACTCTCAAGGCTCACTAACTTGTTTGTTAGGTAATATTAAGAAAACTACTAATAGTTTGGGAGAATATATTGAACCAGCAATAATGTTAGATGAATGGAATAAATTTTGTGCAGACGGTCACATTAAATTATTAAAAGATAGAAAGGGTAATGCTATGCTTGTAATGATTACAGATTCATCATCACAATTAGATGACATTACTAATGAACAAGCTAATTCTATTACATTTAATTGGGTAGAAGTTGAAAATTCAAATAACATTACGATTATAGGAAGATAATATGCATGATACTAGAGCTTTAGCTAATACTCAACAGGGTATTTTGTGGGGTAAATATGGTGAAGTTTTACGTCTTGTAGATAGCTCTAGCATAAGTATGAGTTATCTAACAAATGTCTTAAAACGTCCTAATTACACATCATGTTTTAGATTATTTGTTCTAAATCCAGATGAAACTATTAATTATGAGGTTCCACAAGAGGATATAATACTTAATTCTGGTAACTTTACAGAAAATTATCAGAATGGTCAAAGAAAGAGTGTAAATATAAATTTAATAAATATTGATGGAAAATATACTCCAAATATTAACACAATTTGGGTTCATAATAAATTTCGTTTTGATATAGGATTAGAATTTGATGGACAAATATACTGGTTTCCTAGAGGTATATATGTTTTAGGAAATCCAACTGCATCACACCAAGATTCTGACAAACAAGTGACATTAACATTAGTTGATAAATTTGCTTTATTAGAAGGTAAAGCTGGTACACTAGAAGCAACTTATGAAATACCAGTAGACTCAGATATTAAACAGGCTATTATAGATATTTTAACTTTAGATAACGGTTCTGGTTATCCTATAGATTTAAAACCTATTATTTATGATAGGGTTTTTGAAGGCTTAAAAATGCCATATACATTATCAAAAGATGCAGGAAGTACATTAGGGGAAATGTTATTAGAAATTGGTACAATTTTAAATGCAGAAGTATATTATAATTCGCAAGGAAATTTATGTTTTATTAATGTTAATGAAACAACACTTGATATACAAAAAACTGCTTTGTGGGACTATGAGGATACTCAAAGAGATTATTATGGTGCTACAGCTAATTATGATTTTGAAAATGCTATTAATGAGATACAAATTGTTGGTGATAATATTAATAATAAGATTTTTTCAGCAATGGCACAAAATACTAATCCTGTATCACCACTATGTGTCCAACGTATAGGATGTCGTGTTGAATATATTAATGACAGTAATATTTATAGTGATGATTTGGCACAACAACGTGCAAATTATGAACTTAGAAAATATAGTATCTTAAAGACAACAATGAGTATTACTGTGTCTTTTAATCCATTACTTTTTGTGAATAATTTAATTAATCTTAGTGATAGTTTTTATAAATTAAAGAGGGGAAGATTTTTAATACAATCTATTTCTTATACTATTGGAAATGAGAGTCAAATGACTATTAGCTGTTCAAATTTAAATAACTTTAATTTTAATATGGAGGCAGAAAATATTATTACTATTCCTTCTACTTATACTAATACTAATCAACTAGGAGGAGGTAATGCTTTAGATGTAGTATTTACTCTTTAATATTATATGAAAGGAGAATGTAAAATATGGCAAAAATAACTTATGCAGATAAAGTATCAGTGAGTGAAGATTCTAATATACCTACTATTAATAAAATTAAGGCAGATGATATGAATGAAATTAAGAGAGTTGTAAATACAAATTGTGATGAACTAACAGCTATTTTAGATAGGGTTTATCCAGTTGGTAGGGGTTTTATAGATTTTACAAATACAGATTATACAAACTATTTAGGTTTTAAATGGGAACGTGAATTGGTTGGTATGACGGCTGTGGGTATTGATGTCTCTCAAACTGAATTTGATACTATTGGTAAAACAGGTGGTAGTAAATATATGCAGGAACATAGACATAAAGGTTTATCTTGGATGGGGGCTGATGACACTCAAAGTATAAGTTTAAATGGTGGTGCATCTGGTAAAGGATATCACTTAACTTATGGTTCTGGTTATCTAGCAGGTCAAGATGATTTTATTCATACTAGAAGTGCTGGAAAAGGTAATGCGGAAAACTTACAACCATATAAGGTAGTTGCATATTGGAAGAGAATATTATAAAAAAGGAGTGATATAATATGGATTTTGACACTAGAGAATTAGCGGGTTTCAAAAAAGTAATTGAAGATATTATTGATACTCGTTTACAAAGGCATGGTATCACATCTTTTATTTCTGCCATTGTTACAAAGGTTAATGATGATGATACAGTAAATGCAGTAATACCACCAGATAATAAACGTTTTGTTAATAATCTTTTAAACAAAAGTAATGAGTCTTTATCAGTTGGAGACTCTATAGAACTATGTACAAAAAATGGAAAACTATCTAATGCTTGGGTGGCAGTTAAGCATGGAAAAAGCACATCAAATCAACCACCTGAAATTAATATTTATCCTGTAGGTTCAATTTATATAAGTGTAGATAATACTAATCCATCTGTATATTTTGGTGGTACTTGGGAAGCATTTGCTACTGGACGTACATTAGTTGGTATAGATGCGTCACAAAAAGAATTTAAGACCGCTGGTTTGACTGGTGGTAGTAAATATTTACAATCACACAACCATTATTTCAAAACAATTACTGGTAATCAAGTTTATAATAATGTTGCTGGTGATTATGGTGGAAAAAATATTGTTGACTTTAGTACATTAGAGCATAATAGAAATGCTATTTTCTCAGTATGGCCACTAGCTGGAAGTGAATTTTGGGCTAAAATAAGTGAACCTAAAGATGTGACTACTGGTGATAGTGGCAATCTACAGCCTTATATAGTTGTTTATATGTGGAAAAGAGTTGCATAAAAAATCAATTAAAAAAAATATCAAAAAAACAAATAAAAGGAGGAATATTGTATGGCACAACAAACATTAAACAATGGTATTGCTGGTTCAGTATTTAGAAAAATATTAAATGATAATTTTACAGAACTTTACACTGATAAGGCCACAAAAAACCATGCATCATCAACAACTTATTTTGGTGTGGCTACTACAAGTATGTTTGGACATGTTAAAGTTACCACTGGTAATGGATTAAAGTTAACAAACGGTGTGTTATCTTTGGAAGCTGCAACAACAACTGAGGCAACAAATGGTATATCAACATCAGTAGTAATGACACCTGCACGTGTAAAAGAAGCAGTAAATGCTTATGGTGTGATTAGTGATGGTAATACTATTATAAAAGTTGGAGGTACTCAGCCTTCAAAACAAACAGGAAAAACAATAATTTGGATAAATACAGCAAGTTAGGAGGTGTAGTATATGGCATGGATAGGAGAGGCTGCTGCGAAAAAAGTTAACGTAGATGCAATGGTTGGAGCAGAAATAAGAAATGTATCTAGAAATGGTACATTAGTTTATTTTGAATATAGGCCATATCTTTATCAGTCTGGAACTGTTTGGTCTTTAAATGCTTGGGCATTATGGGCTGAAGGTAATAGTTGGGTTGTTAAACAAAGAGGAGCATCAGCACGATATGTTAAATATTATGGTGGATGGGTAGGAAAAACTGTTTTTTTAGGCACAGGTGTTAATAGTTGTGTTATTACCGTAGGAACACAAGGGGATAGTGTAAATCTTTCATCTCCTGGATATGTAGACCTTGGTGTATATGAATTACCAGTGGCATACCCTCCAAGTTTATCTGGTTTAACAGTAACATCTGTAGGTGATAAATCAGCTAGAGCATATTTTGGTGTAGTAAATACAAATAATGCTGGTATTGTTGATTATTATCTTGAATTAGGAACGGCTAATTTTGGTAATGTAGTACAAACTCTTGGTGGTAGTGATAATACATTTGTTGGATTAGACCCTAATAGAACATATTATGTAAGAGGTAATTCTGCAAATGCAGTTGGTAGGTCGTATACTAATGTTGTAGAATTTAAGACAGGATTTGTTAATCCTGGTAACCCAGGACAACCATACCTCTCTTGTGACCAAGGTGAATCAACGCCTAAAGCAAATTTGAATATATCTTGGACTGCGGCAACAAATGGCTCTACAGGTATTAGTGGCTATAGAATAAAGTTGTTTAAAAACGGTACAGAGGTTAAATTAGTTGATACTGATAATGCGGATACTACATATAGTTTTGGAACCCTTGAAAGTAATGGCTTTACACCTGGTGATGTAGCAACAGTTGGTATATATTCATATTCTAAAGATTGGGCTGGTAACATGCACTTCAATGGTGATGGTACTAACTCAGCACAGGTTTTTGGTAGTAATTCTATTACTGTTGTATCTGATAAATATATTTATGCATCATTAAATGGTGGCGATTTTAATAAATATAAAATGTATATCAGTGTTAATGGTGGAGATTTTGGTGAAATTAAAAAGGAAAAATTTAAAGTTATTAAATGATAGGAGGAATTTGATATGCCTGAAGTAGTAACAATTGTTTTATCTTTAATTTGCTTAATGGTAGCCAATATTATAATGGGTAAAAAGTTAGCAGATTTTAAAGATGAATTTGACAAACAAAAATTTATTGGTGGTATAAGTAAGGCTGGATTTTCATTATTAGGATTGGCCTTAATTTATATATCTACATTAGTATGTCCAATGAAGGTTGCAAATATCAATGGACAAATGATGACTACACTTAGTGGTGCAATTATTTTATTGAAAGCAGCTAATGTTATATATGGATATAAAGTGTTAGTGAAAATTAAAGATTTATTAACTGTCAATATATCTGTTGTAGAATTAGACAATACTAAAGAAAATGAAAATAAAAAATAAGGAGGAACATAAAAATGGCAAAAGAAAATAAAAAGGTTGCTGAAGTAACAGAAAAAACAGTAGAAATTCAAACAACATTTAATGAAGATACTGTAGATATACTATATGGTGATGACACAATTATTGAAAATGTTGAAGAAGTAAAGGAGGATGAATAATATGGCTTTTACAATGAGAACAAGTTTGCCAGAATATGGAAATAAGTTTTACAACAATGGTGACGGTGGAGGTTATTCTTGGTGTATTAGTGGTTATCCAACTTGTGCAGGTCGTAATGTCTTGGCGAACTGTGTTGGCTATGTTTGTGGACGTTTTAATGAAATAATTGGTTCAATGCAATATAAAACATTAAATTGTAATGCAGAAAACTTTATTGAAAGAGCAAAAGAAGCTGGGCTTTCAGTTGGTATGACACCAAAGGTAGGAGCTATCATGGTATGGCAAAGAGGTGCTACATTAAGTGGTAATGATGGTGCTGGACATGTTGCTATAGTTGAAGCAGTATATGATAATAACCATGTTTATACATCTGAAAGTAACTATGGTGGAATTGCCTTTTGTAATGCACATAGATACAATAACAATGGAAATTGGGGGCTTGGAGGTAGTTATTCATTTAGAGGATTTATTTATAATCCCGCAGTTAAAGATGAAGTAGCACCAGCACCAACACCAAGTTTAGTTCTCCAAGCAGAAATATCAGTAGCAGTTAGATTAGAAGCATCTCTTTTACTATAAGCAGTTAAATCAACACCACCAGAGCCTACACCTAATTTAGCTTTCCAAGCAGCAACATCAATGTCTGTTGAAGTAGCTTTAGCAACTTGATATAATTGTTTACCAGTAGTAGCATCAGTAGATGTAGCAGTAATTTTTGCA